TACGTCGAAGGGGAACCGATCAACGTCCCCGAACAAAAAATCACGGCTCCGGCGCCGGCTCCCAAAACCGCTCCGGCGCCGGTACCCAAGGCGGACAACAGTCCAAAGCCGGCGCCCGACAAAGCCAAACGAGCGGAGACGCCGGAGACAAAGTCGGAAACGCCTGCGCCACCGAGCGGCCCGAAAGTCTCTGACTTTTCCTGGGCTGCAAGATATCACGGCGCAATCAAGAGCACGGCCGAAAGCATCTTCTTCAGAATGGGGTCAGCCTTCCCATTCTACGTTGCGGTATTTGCCGACCCACGCGAACGCTGCGGCATTGAGACCAACAGCCTGCCGCTTCTTCCCGTGCCGTCCTGCGTGCTGCCACGCAAGGTCTTCGATGCGATGTATCCGAGCGTGAACTGGGTGAGAGGCTTTGCACCCGCCGCCGCGCATGTGTCTGCCTATGGCGAGGTTGGGCTTGGCTATTCAGTCATGGTGCTGGTCGCGGCTGGACTAGCACTAGGGATCGGGTCCGCTTTGATAGCCACAGGGTCAGGCTCCGCATTCGTCGGGGTCGGCATTGCCGTTTCGCTTCTGGCCTATTACCTTACGCAGGTTCCGTTTCTTGGCGCGTTGACCTATTCTCACGGAGCCATCTTCTTCCTGGTCCCTGTCGCTCTTGCTTTTCGATTTAAGGAAACCCACAGTTGACCGACTTTCAACGTGCGGCGCTAGCCATCATAGGGCTTCTCAGCCTCACCTTACTTGCCGTCCTCCTGAGCGGCGGCGGTACGTTCTCGGACTGCATCGATCCGGGAGGTTGGATTATGCCGTGCGTCAGGTAGGGCTACGTAGCCCGCGTCCCGACCGCAGTCCAGACGATATCCTCGGTTCCGCTCGCGACCGCAGCGGTAAAGCTGCTTGTGCCGATTGCGCCGATATCGACCCCAAGACCGCCACTACCCGCACCAATCACATTGGCGGTGACGATGGGTGCGCTGGCAAACGTGACGCCGGTCGGAAAATTAACCGTCGTATAGGACGTGCCGATGCCGGTTGTCGTGCCAGCCACAATGTGCTGACCGACAACCCCGAACTGGTTTCTGACGGTGCTGCTTCCCGCCGCATTGGAAACAGTCACTGAATTGTGGGTGCCCTCGACAATCGTATTGATGGCCGTAGACACGAGGCTGATAGTTCCACCGTCCCACTTGGCGGCTCGGACCACATTGTGACTGGCCTCATAACTCGTCAAGCCGTCGCTGATGTGAGCGAAATCAATCAGGTTGCCGGTGCAAGGATACGTGCTAGTGCCAGTGATAAGCACCTTGCCTGACAGGCCGCCCGCGAGAAACGTGCCTTGGCCTGTGATTTCCATGTTGGTGCAGTTGTCGAGCCACAGTGCACCGATCTCACCGCCAAAAAGCTTGAGGCCACGAATGTTGGCCGAACGCACCGCATAACCGGGGTTTGCTCCGACCAGGCCCTGTAAAGCGATATTCACATAGACACACGCATGTCCGTTTGGCAGCGTCCCGTCACTAGTGCATTCGATGTCGTCGATTTCAAAATACCCTATATTTTGAGCGGGATCATCCGAGACAACGGAAAGGAAACAGCCGGTTCCCGACGTTCCCCCGGCGTTTTGAGACCCCGCAATACCTACAAAGCGGAAGTCCCGAACTCGGAAATTTCTAAGGCGGAAATTGAGGATGGCGTCGATAGTGCCCCCGCTTTCGAAATTCTTGTAATAGGCGTTGGTGTCCCGCATTCCAGGCCCGTAAAGTTCCAGCCCCGGAACCTCGATATCGTTGGGCCGCGAATTGAAATACATCTGACCAGGCGGGAACTGGTAGGACTTGAACCCGCTGTTTGCGGCGGCCACCAGCATCTTATTGAAGGCCGTGGTAGCGTTGACGCCCGAGCCTTGGTTGGGCCTGCCCTCTACGCCGAACTCCCAAAGCCCGGCAGGGACGCGCGGCGAGGCCGGAACACGCTCGTAATACGATCCAGCGCCGGCACGGTTGCGAATCCAGTTGGCATGGGAAGGCTCCGCCCCGACCTTCTTGCCAAGCCAGTCCTGCCCGCCATTCGACGGGTCAAGGCCCGTTTCGGAGAGGAACCGGATGTAGTCCGGGTCAGTGCCGTTCGGCGTGTAGGCTTCCGCAGAAGCCTTTGTGA